AACGATTCTCAATGTAAAGTACATCACCTGAGAACTTCTCAAGATCACCACCGGCTACACCATTAGTGTTTGCTGATGCTCCACCCGCTCCTGTAATAGTTTCATTTGTTTGAAACGATCCTGCGATGGAATCATATCCAGTAGTGGTATTTGAACCCATTGTAACATCAATCAACCTCAAGGTTGTATTATTCTTGAAGTCAACAACTTTACCAGTTGCTCCAGATTTTGCTCCAGTTACAAGTTCATCTTCTGCGAATGCTGTACTGTTCCAAGATTGAACTGTAGCTGTAATACATTGATCAATCGTAGATGCTGTACAAACATCTCCATTTGCATATAATGGTTGTGCTAGAAGACCGATTTTTCGAAAATCATTGTTTGTAGTAAAGTTTCCAGATTCACCGTATTCTAATCTACTGTTAACCATTACAAAGAAACCACCAAGTTCCTCAATTGCGTCATCACCATGTCCGCCACGTGGGCCGATAACTGGTGTAACGGCTCCCGATGAACCAGCGTTTGTAACGATTGTTGCTACGGCATTACCATAGTTATTTCCACCTGCGACCATTACGATATCACCGATTACACCAGATGCGGTGTTAGTTGAACGAGCATTTGCTCCATGTCCATCACCAGTGACTACGATTTTAGGACCGATAGAATAACCATCTCCATCTGCAGGAACGTTGGCACTTGCTAATGCAGGTGTCCAAGTTACAACTCCTGTACCAGATTGAAAATCGGTAATTGTTCCACCTTTTCCTGTTACTCCACTTCCTGAATCAGAAGTAAAGTAAATATCGTTATTTACAATCGCGTCTGTTGCTAAACCAGAACCTGTAATTTTAGCTGTGGTTGTGGTTTCTGTATGACCAGATTGAACTGTTCCAGTCTCAAATGTGTATGCACTTCCACCATTGGTTACGTGCATAACTTCGATTGCACCATTACCTGAGGTATTTGCTGCAATTTCAACATCATACTGAAAAGATGAATCGGTAGTATTCGCAACTGCACCATTTGCTTTCCTTACTCTTTGAGTAGGAATGTAACTAGGTGTTACAAACTTAAGTGCTCTTGCGGCTGAGATCTGATACATGAACTTCCATTTATAACTGTCAGCAGTTGAAATAATGGTTGTTCCTGTTCCAGTAGGTTTTGTAGTAGATGTTCCACCAGCGTTGTTGTTGGCGAGACACTTGTATACGTTATAGTCATCTGTCATCACGTAGTACTGTTGATCAAACAAGGCGTTATTTGCATGAGTATATGCAAAATAGTTTGAACCAGTAGTCCAATTATAACGTGGTGCGACATGACTGACATCCGTAGATCCAATTTTCTTAGCTGCAATCATGTCTCTCCAGTGATTGTAGACTGTATTGGAAACGGAATCAGTAGGTGTGGGCGGTGCTGTATCATCAGCCCACGCGGTTACTTTACCAATAAACAAGTACATATTAGTATTAAGTACACCGTTAGTATCAGTAATCGCAGCGCCTGAAGTTGCAGAAATTTCATCGAAAGCTTCTACAAACTGTTTAGCGTTGTGAATCCTGAATTTATTGGTTACTATAGCAGGCATTTTGTTTTTCCTCCAAATTTTATCAAGATTAATTTAAATTTGTAATGATTCCTCATTGTTATATTTATATCTTTTTTCAAGTTACTATCTTACAACTGGTAGACTGAATCATCAGTACCACCTAAATGTTTTCTTGTAACTACTAATTCTGTGTCACTATTAATTGCTGACACAATAAAAGCTTGTGGATCTGTAACAATCATTTTTGATCCATCTTCCCAGAGCATATTGATATTTTCCCATTCTGGGGATTCTTGTTCGACTTGTCCTACTTCATGATCTAATCCAACCACAAGGGCTTGATTAGTGTCATCAGTAAGAATCCAATAAGTTTCTGAAGAAAAATCAGGAGTTGAATATTCTCCTGTTACTCCGGCGTGACTACCATGAGCACTGATTGTTGTATCTTCAGTAGTTATTAACCATCGAAAGTTTCTTATTTGTATTCCCATTAAATCGGCTGCGAGATCTTCATTTTGTACATGAAAAATACGCAATTCTTCGTGTTCTATTCTTTCATCAGTTTCTAATAATATACCTCCACCAGTCTCTTCATCTATAATGTTTTCATCTGCAGTTTGAAATTCTTCCCCCACACTAAGTTGAGTTAAGAATTCAGATCCATCTCCTGTTCCTGTAGTTCCCCCATCTGGAAATGTAATTGTACCCTTTAGTCTTGTTAATATTCTACTATAACGATAAGACGGAAGAACTGCCCAAGCCTGTTGTGGAGTATAGTCTACTCCATACTCTTCATTAAAAGGTTTAGATGTTTCATGTAATATTAAATCTGTACCCGTTTTCTTGTAAACATTAGTAGGATGTCCAGCTCCCGTTCCCATACCATTATGTGCAGTACAATAATAATACAATAAATCCGGAACTGAACCTTCTAAATAGAATTCAACATAAGCACCGGCTTGACCTTCTGTTCCATTAACTATTTTGTTTACCCCAGCTGTTAATTCTGTTCCACCAGCATGTGAACCATGAGCTGTAGTAGAAAGTCTAAAAGGATGTCCGGCCATTGTTGAATCTGACACATCAAATCTAAGATGTGTTGTACGTTCCAATCTTAATTGTGGTTGTACAATTCCATCAATAACAAATACATTTTGGTCACCAGTAGGATTTGTTACTGTTACTGTGTGTATAGTCCAATCTTCTTGTGCAAGATAATCATAGGCTCTACCATCGACTGTACCTAAAGTTTGAAGTTCATCTTCTAATAAAATTCCATGTAATTCTTCTCTTTGTAGGTTCAATAAATCTTGATTGACTTCAGGAAAATCTTCTTGAATTAGATAATCTTGATCTGTAATACCATGCTCTAATAATATTAAACCCGAATCATCCTCTTGTGTAAATTTATCATCAACATAATATAAATTAGCATCTGACCAATTTGAAACATAATGTGGTCTAAATGGTTGCATACCAAAAGTTCTTGTAACTTTTGTATCTTGCCAAGTTTCAATATAATCTAATTCATGGTTTGCTGGAGTCCACCTTTGCATATCACTTGGTGCTTCTTCTGTGACATATTCTTTAGTAATAACAGGTGGTTTATTTTCTTGAATATCTTGTAGAATTCTTGAATTATTAACACTACCCAAATCCTTATGAACATCTTCCATTGCAAGATATACATCATCAATTATATTAGCCTCTATGAATATCTCTGAACCCATTCCAGCATGATTAACACAATAGTAATGAAGTTTTTGAGTATCGTTTGATGGTCTAATTTCAATATAAGCTCCAGAAGTTCCAGGATCACCATTTATTACTACTCCATCTGTATATGCTGTACCTCCACCATGAGTACCATTGTTTGTTTTGGAAAACCTTAAGGGATGCCAAGAATCTGACTCCTCTGTAGGACGGTTCGATGCATCACTCAAATCAAAACGATATGTTCTTTGGCCTGTCATAGATACTAATGCTCTAGAAACTCCATCGATAAAAAACGCTCCACCTGCGGCAGTTACTGCATAAACTGTATTATAAGTTACAATTTTCGATGCTGTAGTAGTATTTCCCATTCCACTATGATTAAGACAATAATACCAAATATCAATATTCGTGTCTTCTGGTGGTATAAATGAAACATAAGCTCCTGAAGTTCCCGGCTCTCCAACAACTGTTACGCCTGTAGTATATTCTGTACCTCCACCATGAGTACCATTGTTTGTTGTAGAAAATCTAATTGGATGCCAATCGCCTGGTGTTTCTGAAGGACGTAATGAAGAATGTTCCATATTAAAACGATATTCTCTACCCCCTGAAAAAGTATAAACTGGTCTATCTGATCCATCAAAGGCAAAATCACCTAATACATTTGTTAATACAATATCAACCCTCTCAAGTTCTGGAATTTCAGGCTCCATTAGTATGTGCCACCCCATAGTGTCCACACCATATATGTTTTTCACTGGAGGTATTAATAAATCAGATGCTTTTATATTTGCGTCTTCAGTAAGTAATCTTCCTGATTCATCTTCAAGAGTAGTGTGTGTAATTCCATCTTCTTGTAGTAAATGCCAATACTGTGTTTCATAAAGATTATATTGTATTGTTTCAACATGATTACCACCAGCTACAGAACTTTTCTCTATTATAGCCCATGTACCATCTTCATGTTGAAGATAATCTTCATTCTCCATTCTTAAATGATACCCCATTGTATCATAATGTTCTGTTTCGACTTCTACTAGAGGAGCTTTTACATAATCTTCCTCAGACAACATTCTTGTTTCATCTTCATATATGATATGAGATGTGTCCTCCATTCTTAGATGCCAATGGGTAGTTTCAACAAGATTAAATTTTGTACAATATAAATTGTTTTGAGTTAAACCATAATCATCTTCTACCTTGATGTAATTATTTCCTGAGGTATTATTTTCTTCAATTAGATAATGTCCATCTTCTGTGACTATTGCATTATAAATTATTCGTAAATCAAATTCTTTTTCTAGACTATTATCTAATGTTATTGGAACAATATCTAAGGTCACTAACGATTCATCTTCCATCATAAAACGATCTTGACCATCCTCAGAAATTAGATGAGCTCTTGTAGAATTAAACCAAGTCTCCAATATATGAGTATCTACAATCGGAATACTTTCATATTGATGATCCGGTCCTTGAGTATCTTCTTCAAGAGAAATATATCTTTGTGGGCCGTTTCCTTGACCGGCAGACTCTTCGTGTAAGAGATATCCCCACCCATAAGTACCATTATCATCTTCAAGAAGAATATCACTATTAAAACTTACATCAATGGAAATAGTTCCTGTTTCTTCTTCTGGAAATTGTAATGTTGGATAGAGATAAGTTCCACCTCTTTCCATTTGAATATCTGTACCATCCTCATTTAAAATATTTCCAGAAAAGGGATTATCCCAATTTGTTGATTGTGTTCTGAAAACATCTGCATAAGAAATTACTGAAGATTTCAAATAAGATGTTGGCTCCATCAACAAATCATCACCATCCTCTAAGAGAATTGTATTACCAGTAGTTTGATCTTCTAAGGTGATATACAAATTTCCATCATACATTGATTGAGATGTTACTGATCCCGTATCTGGCGATGGAGTAATAGTATATGTGTTTGTAGTGGGTACAGTAGTAACTGTATATTCATTATTAAATCGTTGATCTGATTCATCTCCAGTCCACTTAATTTTATCACCAGCTTGTAATCCATGTAATGTTGAAGTAACCACATACATTGTGGAATTAGTTCTTGCTATAGATGAAATCTCTTCAAAATTTTCTAATTGAATATTTACTTCATCACCTATTTCTATCCTTGCATCCATTGCATGCCAAGGATGTTTATTAGTATAAATTTCTATTTCATTATTCCAATAAGTATTAGAAAATTGGACATTCATAGAAGCGGCATTAGAAGATAGAACGAGAGTACGATATTTTTTATCGCCAGCGGAAGTTTCAGTTTCTACATTACGTTCACCTTTATCAAACATTTCAACAGAAACTTTACTTCGTATAGCTAACTCACCAAACATTACTAATCCGGATGGGTGAACTAATCTTTTTACCGAATTACGATAATCATTTACATCGAAATCTGTTTTTAAGACATAAGAAAAGTTCTGATAATATTTGTTATCTTGAAGTTTTGGAACACCACTAAGTAATCCTTTAGTACCACTATAATAGCCTGGATATGTTGCATACGCCCCCAAGTGTGCGGTAAGTTCTGCATTCTTATCTCCCGCAGAAGTAGTAACTGCAGGAACAGTAGAGTAACCTGCACCAAAATCGTAAACCTCAATGGCTTGAATTGCTCCAATTGCTATTGCAGATACTTCAATTATGGCATTATTACCTCTTGGAGTAATATCTTGATAAACTGCATTTGATGATGCTAACCACGCCGAAGCAACGGGTCTAGATCTAAGGTCGCCTGGAGGTGTAGTTGTTCCAGGAGTTTCAGGTAATACGTAAGTATATGTACTATTATTTGAAACAGTAATAGGATAAACTCCGTTAAAAATTGGATTAGCATTAGAACCTGTAATACTAACTTTATCGCCTGACCTTAAATAATGTCCTTCTTCTGTTACTGTAACTGTTTTATTTCCTGTACCACCTGCTGATAATGTAATTTCTCGGTTTGTACCCCATGTCAATGCTCGGTTATAACTCATTGAATATGTGTTACCTGCACCTACTGTTTTAGAATCTTCAACTGTAATTGATGTGGCATTAGTATATCCAGTTATTGTAGTAGTACTGTCGTCATGATGAGTAAAAGTTCCACGAACACAATCATTAGGAAATGTAGTTCCTACTCCTGTAATTGTAGTTCCTGATTGTGCATAAGTTCCTGTAGAATATGCAGAAGCTGCATTACTATATGCGGTAACTCGTTCTCCACTTGTATCTTCAGAATAGAATCTTGATTGATCTGATTCATTACAAATAAGATCATCATCTTCCATTTGTAACCATGTAACACTATCTTCAATTATGAATAGTCCTCCACCACCATCTTGCGATCCTGCTGTATCTGATTCAAGTAAAAGTCTTTCGTGGGAATATCGATCTTGATGAAAGTCTTTTTCTTCTAATAATATATTTTCTACTGTTGAACCAAAATCTTGAGTGGTTAACATATCCACTCTAAGAGATGTATTACCATTTGCGATTGTTAATGGTCTGGCAGTAGTAGCAATATGTGCTTTGTCTATAAAATCAAGAACTCTACCTCTTGCAGTATAATCATCATTATAGAGTAATGAATTTTTTGTAATATTATTGGCGAGTGCCATATAGGTAAGAGTAAAAGTTTCCTTATCAGGATTATCTCCTACACCTTGTCCGAAAAGTTTTTCATTACTTACTCTAATAACAGTATTACTTGTAACTTCAGTTACTTGATCTGTAACACCATTTGCATATATGAGTGTAAGTATTCCAGAATTAGCTTCCGGCCATGCATCATCACTAGTTAAAGTAACAACATTACCATCTTGTGAAATTAATCCTGTAGACCCAAAAAATGAATGAAGATTTAAATTAAGTATGGAATTAGGTGCACCTACAACATCTAAAGCATTTCCTAAAGTTGGAGTATAATTATTAGCTATAGTAACGGGGGGTTTTGATTCGTATTTTCCACCACCTGAAGTTAAAACAAATGAATCAATTGCTCCAACATTAACTGAAGTCATATTAAGAGCACCATTACAAACTAACTCTAAGTCAGGACTTGCTCCATGTGCATCAACCATAGTAAAGGTATTAGTTGTTACTGTGGCGGGGGTATTTCCAACTTGAAATGTAATACCATTATGCATACTATGAGCATCGGAGCCTGATCCATCTGCAGCCGCACCTAATTTTGTAAACTTAGTATCATATACTATGATGTTATCATCATTGACAAAATTTTGTACTGTCAATGCATCTATATCGTTATCACGATAATAAGAACCAACCGAATATAAGAATGCAGTAGTATTGGCACTAATAACTGTACCCCAATAAGTATTACTTGCATATTCAATAGTAACAGTTTGACCTGTTCCAAAGTTATGTGTATCTCTAACTGTTAAAACATTATTTGCATTAAAACCTGTAATAATAGTTGTATTTGCGTTTGCATAAGTAAGTTTACCACCAACTACATCTATTTTTTCTTCTTCTGAAAGTCCAGCAGAAAGTGTAACAGTTTTTACAGATTGAGTAATGGTTAGTCCTGAAGTATCTACAGTTACTTCCTTTGCAATTCTATCTCCGGCAAGGATATGTTGTGTAGCATTATAATTACCTTGATTATCATAGAGTTTTGCTGAAGCTGATTTAATTGCTGCCGAAAATATTAAAGAAGAGTTACCATATAAATGAGTATTGGCATTATGTCCTAAGAATGTACTAGAATAATCTCCTGCTGATAATTGTTTTACGGCATAAGCACTAACTAAATCAGTATTTCTTAATATTGCTCCAGTAGAAACAATTTTATTAATTTGAGCGGCGGCTCCAGAACCACCTGTTCCATCATTAATAAAACCTACTACATCACCTACTGCATAACCATCCCCAGAATCTATAACATCAATTCCTTCAACAACAGAATCTAAAATTGCTGATACTCTTGCTCGTGCACCCTGTCCACCACCACCGGTAATATGAACTTCATCACCAATAATATAATTTGTTCCACCAACATCTACTGTAACACTTTGTAAAATACCCGATACTGTTGCATCTGCATATAATCCATCTGTATCAGTTTCAGAGGTAACGATTTCGTTTTCTTTAAAGTAAAATAATTCACCATCAACAACACCCTGTACTACATCTGATAATGTTAATTCTGTAACTTGAAGGGCTCCTGCAAAAGATGTAATTTGTTTTTCAACTATTGCAGTACATTTAGAAAGACTACCAACAATTTTTCTACCCGTAAATAGATTAATATTATTTGCACTAGAAGTTACAATTTTGATTGATTTATCAAGTGACCATTCTCCATCAGACATCTTTAATAAGTCTGTTTTAGGATAATAAAATTCTATATCTTCTTTAGCAAAGAGTGTTCTAAACAACCAACCAAAAGATGCTTCATTACCTTTTGACCGATAAACTTGTTTCATTCTCTTAAGAAGTTGTCGTCTATCAGCAACAGAAGTTTTAGGAACATTTGTATAAAATTCCTTTTTCCATGCATCATCAATAAGACCTTCACATGAAGTATCAATATCTTGTGAATCAACTAATTCTCTTATTGCTACCGCTGGTGCTTTTGTTTGATATGCATCTATTGCCGCTTTAGGAAATGTACCATCACTAACACCATTTGCTAAATTACCATAGGAACGAGAATCACTACCAGTAACTTTTTCATTGTATGTAAAAACTGCTTCGTTAGTCTTTTTTACAAAGGCAATAGTATTACCTTTTGTACCAGTAACAACTGCGGTTGCACCACTATTAGCACCTGTAAGAGTTTCCCCTACAGTAAACATAAGGTTTGCATTACCTACAATATCTCGTTCTGATTCTAATTGAAGACGATCTCCATCTTCATAGGCAAGAAAATTTTCATCTTCATCTTGAAGCTTTGGTTCATTAAATGTAAATGTTGACCCAAAATAAAGTTGGTAGGATTCCATAAATTCATAGTATTTTTCTATGAATTTTTTGAATTTTGGATGTTCGTTGGTAATAAACTCTGGTAATTGAGTTTCAATTAAAACTGATACATCTTTTTTATCTTTAACTTCAGACACGATTAATATCCAGTTGCTAGAGTTGTTCCATCAGTAGTTGAAATAGTTCCTTCAACATACGTACCTGTTCCTGCATCATCTAACATTGTAATACTAATATCTCCTGATTCTATTAATATAATTTGTTCTCTAAGAGGATTAACATCTGATGAGGCCGGAGTAATATAAACTTCTAATGGTGTAGTATTTCCTGTAGTCTCTGAACCAATAATAAGAGGTTTAAAACTTGTAAGTGATATTTTTCCAGTAAGATAATTTACTGTACCTACATTATTATTAACAATAATTCTATCTTCTCCTGAAGTTCTATATACTTCAACTACTCCATTGTTATCTTGTAATCTACAACCTGACCATTGAGTATTTGCAGAATCTGTATACGAAAATGTATTACTAGTTACTGCACCCCAAAAAGTATTAGAAGGGTGATAGATTTGATTAGAAAATGGCATATCATAGGCTTCAGCTGATCCTAACAATGGATAAAGAAGTCTTTTTAATTGAATAGATGTTTGATTACTTTTAACAGAAATTTCAGATTCATCTATTTCTTTAATTAATTTTGAATATCTAAATGATTTATCAAAAGTTTTTAAATTAGTATCTCCAAAAGCTGTAATCTGATTAGTTACTGTTGACTTAAGTTGAGAAGCACTATTTGTAGTTGCACCAGAATCATATTTAACTGTACTACTAACTTTTAAATACATATAATCTGGATCTACAACTTCCGGAGTAATTCCTACAATATTTCTTTTCTTTAATATTTCATCTTCTACAAAAGTTTTATTAGATTGAGAAAGAACTGAACCTGATGCCGGTTTAATTGCTACATAAACTTTTCCATAAACTGGGGGATCTGCATCTTCTCCACCCCAAGCAACAACCGCTTGTGCATCACCATAATCTCTTTTAACTAGAGCCACATAATCATGAATTGTAACACATCTATTTTGAGATTCATAGTTTTTAGGAGCATTAAATTTTATTTCATCTATATCTGCGGCAACGGCTCCACCAGCTGAAATAGATGTAGTCTCAATTTTTACATTAGAATATCCTCCAACATCAGACACTACTGAAAAGGCTTTTGCACCATTGGTTGCATCAGTTTCACATACTAAACTTGATAGTATAACAATATTCCCATTTGATAATTGTTTACCTAATGTTCCATCACCAAATTGAATTACAAACTTACCATCTTCAGCTTCATCTATAAAATAAATTTTTGAACTAGAATTTACAGTAGTTATATCTGTTGCTTCTGAATATACTGCCGAATCAGTATCAGTAGAACTATTTTGAATTGTAACCTCTAAAGTACTAATATCTGTATTCTCATTAGGAAGAATAAATTTTTGATCTGGATCTCCTGTATTAGCAGTATATCTAAATGTCGTAGGCATTCCTTGTGTAAGATCTACACTAGCAACTGTATAAACTCCATTTGCATTAATATTTACAGAATAAGAATTAGAAGTACACCAAATATATGTTACGCCCTCTACTTCTCCTTGAAACTGGGTATTCTTAGGGATGTTTATACCGGCGGGCTGATCTGTTGGTGTAATAGTAAGTGTTACTTGTGCTTTTGATCCTTGTGCAGAACGTGGTCTATAACCTAGATGTTTTGCTCTTGCTACAACAGAATTTCTAAGAGAGGCCGAATCTAAAAACATTTCATTAGCAATCATATTTGCATAATATGAATTATAATGAGTATTGTAAGATAAAATATCAAGAAGAACATCAAAGGAAGATCCCGTAAAATCATATCCCACAAAATCAGATTGACTTGTTAAGAATCCTTGAAGATTCTCTTTAATCTTAGTAAAGTCTAATTCTGATATATTAAGTTTACCATCTGAACTTGCCATGTGTTATCTATGTCCTCTCCAAATAGACTTCTAGGTTTGTTTCTCTAGCGTCATTATCCGGCATATAAGTTATTAATACTTCGTATGCGTTCCGATCTTCTTGAGCTTTTACTGTTACATTACCAATTATTGCTCTAGGTTCATATTTTTCTATCGTAAACCTAATTGCTTTTTCTAACCTAGCAGTAGTAAGATTACTAAAATTTTCAAATAAAAGAATTCCTATACCATTGTCAACATCTGGTTGAAATAATCTTTCATTTGATTTTGTGCTTAATAAATTTTTTATAGATCTGCTAATAGCTGTTGATTTTTTAACTTTAGATAAGTCACCATGAGATGGATGTTTTGTAAAATCCATATCAAAATCAACGTAATCTTTTCCGTATGTAGTAGCCATATCTTGCTCTTAATATTTAGTTAATTTAGTTAAGTAGTCCTAGCACTAATGCTAACAAATCTATTGGATTTTTACTACCCCCTCCTGCAATGAGTTTATCTCCTTCTGTACCAATAAATAATATTCCTGATGCGTAACCCATATCTGGAATACCTGTGGCATTTTTGATTTCCTTCTTTAAACCCTCATTTCCTCCGTTTTGATTTGGAATATAAAGTGCGAATACTCCAGATGATGGTAATGTTATTCTAAAAAATTCCAAAAATTTATCAATAAGTTTAATTAAATGTTCTAGAAAATCTTCAATCTGTGCCAACATATTAATCATCTCTTGAATAAATCCGGTAGAATCTATTATCATTCCTTTTATTTGTTTTACAAAGTTTTCTAACTCTTGAAAAAATTCTCCCCAACCAGGAACAATATCTTTAATTTGTATTCCATCAAAATCGGGAGGAGTAGAATCTGGAAGTACTTGTAATGTTTCAACTAAAACTTTTCCTATCTTTGGATATACTCTTAAATTTTTAGGTAAGGTGACAGTCTCTGCTCCCACCATAACATAATTATCATAATAATCAATTCCAGTTTCGGCGGTTGTTGCTTCTGAGTTTCCAAACTTTCCTCTTTTTTCCATCTCTAAAACTGTATCGCCTGGAGTCCACGGGTTATATCCATCAACCCCCCTCATAGGCTTCACCATTATTTCCATATCCACCCATCGTTCATCTGGATTTAAATCTATTTCTTCAAGTACCTCAATTATATCACCTTCTTTATCTTTAAGTGGTTCTCCAAGATCATCAATTACTTTTATTACTTTCTGCCCCTTCATAGATGTGGCGGTTGTAGCAGAAGAATTGACAGATCTTACTTCTCCAAGACTACCATATCGTTTTCCACTTATAATATCACCAGCTACAAATTTTTCATACTTAGTATCAACTTGAGTTAAACTAACTTTTACATCATTTGGGGTAATAATTTCTTTTAATTTGTTTAGTAAATTTTGACCCTGATCGGCTGAAAATTCGGGAATATCAGAAAACATTTTCGAAAATTCATTAAAGACTGATGCAAATTTATCAAAGTTATCTGCGGCAATTATAATTGCGATTGCTCCAGATCCACCATCAAATTCTGTATTTCCTAAAATATTAGGTTTACCTATTGAAACTTTAGTATTAATAGGTTTTCTTGATGCTTCATAATCTAGAGGCCAACGTGATTGTTCTGCGGTTCTTTTTCCCATATCAAATAATTCTAATCCAAAATCTTCAGCGGGGTCCCATCCTCTAAATGGATTACCATCAATATCATATACTACTGAAGCTGCAGAATCATCCATTCCTTTTGATATATCATCCTTTTTTGGTAAATCAGAATCTTTAGCATTTTTTCTATATCTGGGAACATCACCCTCATCATCAAACGCCTTCACAAATTCATTAATTACATTTTTTACACTAAATTGAGGAAATTTACTTTGACCCTCAAGTGGATCAGGTAAGGGATCAAACCAATTATAACCACCCGCAATTAATTTTCTTGGTGTAACTAATTTTGGTCTAGCCTTTTTTTGATCTAAATCTATCATTTCAGGTTTGGTTGTAGTATCTTCCCAATTACCAGAATCGTTCTTTATTTGCCAATAACGTTTACCGGCTTCATTTCTTAACTGTTCAAATCCATAATCAAAGGGATGTGTTCCTGTTACATTTCCTTTAAAATATGGATCAACATATAAGTACCAATATCCGGCCTCTTTTAAATCATGGATTTGTTTTAATACTTCATCTGCTAATTTATCTAATGCAACTAAAATAGGATTAATATTTTGTAATGCCGCTAAGAGTTTAACAACTTCCATTCCATTTCTAGCAAGTTCAAGACTAGACTTTACTATTTCAGCAAGATTTGTAGCTGCAGATGCTAAAGCAGAAATATCTCCCGCCTTTGCAATTTGATGGGGTTTCCATTCGGCCTTCGCCGTTAATAATGCTTCAAATTCAGCCATTTTGTTTTTCCTTTTCTTCTCTCTTAGCTCTTGCCCTTAAAACATTTTCCCAACCAGACTTTTTTAGATTAAGAACTTCTGAATACATTTCAGCAAGTTTTTTAGTATTCTCTAATAACTTCTTAATGTCATCTCTTCTTAATTCTGCTTCTTTCCATTTATGTTCTTGTTCTGCCATCAGCTATACTCCTTCGCTCTACCATTATAAATTTCATATTTGTTTCTAGCCTTTTTAACCAGATCTACCAAATCAGTTAAACCTTGAATATCTTGTATTAATTGTACTCCCAATTTAAGTGTCTTACCTAATAGATAATTACAACTGTCATAAATTGCTCTACCATAAGGAACAACTCCACCAGTAGTATTTGCTGCTGGTACTGCTGACACATAAACAGCGGGGTATTGCTTATAAGATGTTGATGGTGTTCCTGAACGTGTAGGTACACCAATACGTGTATCAATTTCTGCGGCACGTTTTGAACAGTTAGTACCAAATGTAGATATTTCAGTATGAAAAGCGGCCCATTCAGTATTTGCCATAAATACAGTTACACCAAGATTACTCCCACCATTATTAGTCCCTGTTCTGGTATTATTACTGTGATTCCAAGAAGTACGAAAAGTTTCTGTTGCAGCAGTCAATGTTGCCAAATCCCCTAAAGGTTCTGCTTGAATATAAGTATCAAAAGCAACATCACTTATACCACTTCCACCTGCTTGTGCAGTGTTTATATCAATAATTGGATCACGAAAAGATGCTAAAGATTGTAAATCATTTATTGTATCTTTTACAAACTGAACATCAGCATTCATTGAATTATCTCCAGAACCACCAGCTTCATATAAGTGTTTCTGTATGAAATTATATCTACATGGAAATACAGTAGTATCTGTACCTAAAGTTGCTGTCCAATTTGTACCTGAAGTAATAGTAACAGACTCATAATGTAATCTGTTTATATAAATGTAATTGTTTGCACCAAGTGTATAATAATTTCCTATAGTTGCATTGACACTAGGTGCTCCGGCTGATCCACTTAAAGAAGGATGTGTGGTAGTTTCATCTACTGGTACTGTTGATGTAGCACCCACACCAACTGAAACACCATCACATGTAACTGATGTTCCTTGTATTCTACTTATAGCACCACTTAATCCAGTTTTAGTCATAGTATGAGGAGGCTCTCCAGTATTAGGCATAGTATGATTAGTACCTATTGCACCACTAGTTCCACTTGTATATGAGATATTAGTACAAGGTACTTCATAATAGAATTTTTCAGCTTGGTCAATATAATACCTGTTCTCTGGCATAGTACCTGCACTATTTGCTCTTTCATAATCATGCCTAATAAATCTTCCACTAGGAATATCATCTTCTCCTAACCCAGTAGGTTGTGTTCCTACAATTACACCATTGTCTACTTCATAAGCTTTAACTGTTCCTCCCATTGCTGGGAAAAAAGGATTTCGTTCCTTATAAGGATATGTAGTTCCTGAAACTTCTTTTTGTAAAGAAACCCAATCACCTCTTGCGCCCTTAGTTATATCATTCGTTGCATTTGAACTACCATTGTCAGGATCAAAAAATCCAAGAAGACTTACAAATTGTGAAGTATTAGCATTTAATAAATCATCCGGTCCCGCATCTGATCCACTATAATCTCCCGCATCATCACCTACTGGTTTCCAATCTGGATTTTTAACTAAACCTTCTCCTACCACTTCTACTTGACAGAATATATCATCTTTTGCATATCCAAATGGAACACTATTTACTGTGATGGTAACTATACCATCTGATGTTGCTATTCCTGAATTACTAAGTCTAATTTTACTACCCGCAGTTTGTACCGCTGCTATTGATACATTGTCATCTGGAATACCTGTTCCACTAATAACATCTCCATATTTAATTTTAGAAAGATCTGTATCTGATACGTTTGTTATCTCTAAACTACCCGTTGTAGTTGTACCCGTGATAGTGAATGTGTTTACATAGTCCGCGTGTCTTTTCAAATAAAACTTTTGACCAAAAGAAGGACCTACAGGAGTATATGAAGTATTAGTACCCCCCACTAAATGATCTAATAATGACATAGTAACTAATTCATTATATGCTCCTGAACTTTGTGTCGATACACCCGCGATATTTGCCTTTGCATAATTCTCATTCCATGTTCCCACTTCTGTTACTGTAGCTTGACCCCAAGCAACGGCATTACCAAAAGGGGTATCATCATTTGGTGAAGAATATGGAGTCATATCATCATTAATATCTACTAACTCTCCATCTATTCTTGATCTAACTACATAATAATCTTTAACATAAGTAGTGAAAGTATTACTACCTTGTGTTTGAGTTGTACCTTCTAAACTAGTTAAATTAATACTATAAGTTTCTCCAATATCTGTGGCTTTAATTCCAAAATAAGATGTATTCGGTTCACTAAGACCTAAAGCACCATTTACTGTTTCATAAGAAGGTAAATCAAATTTTCTAAAAGTAGTTCGTATGTCTCTTGCACCCCAACATACCAATCTTTGTTCTGCTAGATTTTCACATACTTGATGAAGAGAATAACTAGCATCCAAAATAGTTGCTTCCATTAATAATTCATTACCATCTTCTAAAAGAATATTATTACCTGCACCCTGATCTTCTAATTGAAGATAAAGAGTATAAGTAGAAGCTGTAAACTTTTCACATAGTGCATTTAATCTACTCTCAGAAAATTCTCTTATTAATGCAACAGAATTGAGAATCCCATTTCTCGCAGACAAATGCGTTGCAGGAGAATCAATTATCTCCTTTTTCACTTCAACTATTTTTTTATCAATTGCTCCTGCCATTGTATTCCTATGATAAAGGTCCTGAAAATGGAACAGGTGGAGCGCCTGGAATTAATCCACTCACTACCCATGTTTTTGTCCATGTATCTAAAATGTTTGCCAACTCCTTCGAAAAACTTACACCTGAAGGTTGATGTCCTGAATATAATTGTATTAACTCCGGCGTATGTGAAGGTGATACCGCCGGTGGCCCTATCTGATTTGCAGATAAAAATGTCAATGCCATAGTTGATAATGCCGATGCTATTTGTGTTCCTACTGCTGCACCAGATGGTAATTGTTGAGCATAAACTCCACCTATTGTCATTCCTGTTGGAGCATCTACTACATTTGATGCTGGAAATCCACCCGCATTCTGTGCCATCATTAAATAATTCTTAAATGCTTTTGCTATATCTTTTCCTGGCTTCATTGGATCAGGACTATGACCCCCATACGTTGCTATCAATTCACCCTGTAATGTTGCTTTAACTAATGCCATATTATTCAAAACTCCCACTAACTTTTAAGGATTTCAATAAGGATAATTTAGCAGTAGCTGGTGGCATTGGTGGTCCAGATGGCCCTGTTCCTGTTGGATGAGTATGTTCTGTCATTATGTCTATTAATTCATCTAATACTTCTTTTAATGTAGCAATTAATCCTGCTACCTTTACTTTACCTCCTGAACTTACTGTTACCTCACCCAATAATCCTTGTAAAGTAGCCGCGCCTGAACTCTCTAATCTCATCGTGGCTAATAGACTAGCCATTTCTGCATATCCCGCTAAAGAAGAAAATGCTACATTCCCCAATAATGATTCTCCTTTAATACCACTTGTTCCTAAATTAGAATTCAATTCTATATCTCCGGGCGGTAACAATTTTATATTTCCCCCTAAACCCGCAAGACCTAAATTCATTAAGATTCCACCTGAAACTAAATTATCAGTACATTCCATTCCAATCTTACCTAGAGTAGCCGTAGTCTTTTTTGCATAATCACCAGTTAATGATGGTAATACTCCAAATATTGATTCATTTATTGAATCGGTAATATTATATGATAATCCACCACCAGTTTGTAATCCTGCACTTCCTTGAGAACTCAAACTAAAAGATCCACTATGAATAGTGTATTTACCACCCACCTTCTTTTTTTCATCTCCTGTTGTTATTTCTGAACCAGAAGAAGACTTCTTTTCAATTATTACATTATTAGCACTTAGTACAAGAGATTCCGATGCTGTTAATTTCATTTTAGAGGCTTGAAAATTAATTGCTCCTTTTGTATTAACAACATTAAATCTACCTTTACCTATTGCAACAGAATAATCACCATCAACTCTATCTGTCCTATTACCAATAACATAATTTTCTTGATGACCATCAACTGTTGTATAATCACTCGCTTCAATATGTGTATATTTTGCACCTAAAATAATATTATAATAATTGTTTACTATTTTATCAACTTTAATTCCAACTGGATGTATTTCTGTAAATGTTCCTGTTCTATGATACCAATGTAATCTTTCTTCATTGGGAGTATCATCCATTTCAATAATATGTCCACTTTCTGTTTGATGAACATGATTGTATGGATAAATTGCTGCCCACGGTATCTTAGGTTCAGACCAATTCCTACCATCTGCTGTAGGAATATCTAATTGTCCGGCCTTTCTATTTTGCATTTTTTCAAATACAATCCCTGAAGACTTTGGATCACTAGAATCTGTATTTCCCCGAATACCTCTAGCCAATCTATTCGTAGTAGGTTCTTTTAAATAATTTAATTGTCTTGTAGATGATAAATTTGTATTTGCTATACCAGTATCAGGAAATGTTGATCTTACATCTTGTTCTACAACCTTTACTGTAAATGCCGGTCTTGGTGCTTGTAATCCAGTTTGACCCATTAAAGATCTTACATATACACCATTTGCAGTAAATACTTGTGGTGTGGGTGCACCCATTGAACCCACTTGAACAGACGTTGCAGATTCTTCAGGATCAGGATTAGAATTATGAATAATAGTTGCGGGTTCTCTTGGAACTAACTCACTTGCGGGATTATAAGCTAAATCTCTTGGGCCTATTTCATCATCGAATTCTGGGTGACCCACATCTCCACCTGGAGGTAAATCTCCTTGTTCTCTTCGTGGATCAAGAAACCCTTGTCCTCCTGTTGGTGTTCCATCATTATTAATTCCTTTTGCATCTAATTCAGGAATACCACCAAGTGTTCCAAAAAACATTGGCTCTTGTCCTGCCTCACCATCACGATAAAATCCAACAACCCATGTTCCTTCAACTGGACCTAATGGAGATGTTCCTACTCCTGTTTGACTTGCAGAAGTAATTGGTGCAACAGGATACGCCCACGGCAGCCCAACTGTTGGTTGATCATTTTTATCTTCTGAATGCCAACCTAGTATTCTAATTTTACATCTTCCAAGATAAAGAGGATCATGGCGATCTTCGACAACTCCTTGCCACCATACAAATCCTTCTTTTCCCATAAAATATGACATAGTGTTATACCTTATCTACCTGATTGACCCTTCATTCGACCTGATTTAGCTAATGCTTCTTCAGTATCTTTACCCGTCATTGTACCATGTCCAGAAGCGGCTGGCGCTGATCTATCTTTACCGACTGGCTTTTTTAATGAATCTTTTATTGCTTCAAATTCTATCTCATACTTTTCTTTATTAAAGTGATGTCTTAATTTTGTAATTAAATAATATCCACTTAAATAAGTATGATGTGTGGATTGTGTAAATCCATCCCTATCTTCAAGATATTGTGTAGGTAATTTAAATTCAATTAAATCTCCTACTGTTCTAGTAGATAACCCAGGCGCCCTAATACTTAATTTAATATTATTCATTTGTTGACTTTGTACCAATCGTGATTGCATCCATTGTTCTACTCTACTAGGTTGAATACTTGGGCTTGCATTTTCTCTAATTTCTCCATGAACTCCTTGTGATCCTATAGCTTCTTTAAATATAATGTCATGTGAAAAATTAGTAGGATAAAAAGATATTTGTGATTCGGGTGAACCTAAGGCATCTTGTTTTTCAGTAGATAATAATCCTGACCCCAAATGAGTAAAATTATCAGTAAAGTTTTTTGCATCATGTGCTTGTTCTAAAAATTCTATAACTTCTTCTGCACCAGTATCACTATTTACTGTTATTTTTGCACTTAATGCCGACTTATTTACCAAATTAAAATCTAATGTATCATATCTCATTCTAACTAGATCATGTGTAAGTAATCTATTTGAATACATTCCACTTTGTAAATTTTGTAGAACATCAAAATTAGAATTAAATTGATATTCATCTACAGCAGTCATTTCTACTGCAACATTCTTAGCTTCATTAGTTTGTGCGCCCAATCGTTTAGGTTGAATCACATAGGTTTCTTTCACGGGATCTTCTGGTTGAGTATACTCTAATTCTGTTGGTGATCCAGGCGATCCTGGAATTGTACGATATCCCAGACCTCCACCAGCCATAAGTGTTTCCAAAGAAATAAAAAAGAATCCTCTAACAGTTTCATAAAAAACAAAACTAGAACCCACTGCATGTTTACCCGCAGACACGGCTCTTGATGCCAAAAAATTAAGGGCTTTAAATGGTGTTTGATTTGGAATAATTAAATCTGTAAGATTTTTAGTAGGTTCAATAAAGATTCTTTTACTATTTGAATTTCTACCTCTTTTAAAAAATTGTGTATATAGAGATTTAACTATATCCGATATTTTTCTTGGTTTAAAAGTTTGAGGATCTAATGCGGATTTTTTAACCTTTTTCTTTAAATTTAAAATAGCTTCTTCAGAAACTAAAGATAATTTATAAGTCAACATTTGATCATTAAGTTTTACAATATTATTAATTTTAACTACTCTAAACTTTAAACTAATTCTACCTTCATTTTGACTACCTTCAAATGGACCTGGAAGATTATTTTCTGGTTTTCTTTCTTTTACAATACCTTTTGTTTTTACTTGGATGGTTATAGTTTCTTCACCAATAATAGGTACACTTTCCATTAATCCAATACCATCTACTAATTGTATATCAGCAGTAAGATAAGGTGAAAAAATACTTTCATAGATATTGAAATCTGACCACGCGGCCTTCAAATCAATATATCCTTTTCTATGAGGTGAAGTAAGGGTAAGTTTTTGAAGTTCAAAATCGCCAGGAAAAGAGGGGAGTGCACCCTGCTTCGGATTTTTTAAAAATTCAGATTTAGTTCCATGATCGGCGGATTCTGGAGTAATACCTACTCCTTTATTCGTCCTATCAATAATAGTTCCGGCTCCCATTATTCAAATTTCTCCGCATGTTCAGAGAGTATATCTGCAACATATTTTCTATCAATCAATTTAATATCTCGCTTAGCCTCATTTCGAGCTGTTTCCCAATCATAACAATATATAATATCTCGGTCTGCTTCGTCAAGTGCATTATAAGATGTTTCATCAATTTCAATACATTTTAATGGAATTGGTTCAGAAGTTGCTGTTGCTTCTACTCTAGGTCTAACAATTTGTTCATAATGATGTACAGTAGTTTGACAATGATTAAGACTTCCATACTTATCTTTAATAAAATTTCCAAATTCCCTAGAATTTAGTGGCCAGTCAAAAACGGGATCATGTATATCATTAATCAAAAATATTAACCATGTATATTTTACATGACCATACATTTTAAATGCAGTTATATCTGGTCTTTCTGCTTCTGGTATTGAATAGGGAAAATAATTAACAATAGAACTTGTAAGTATGCTTTTTATCTTCGCATTGAGCATAATATTAATAGCAGTCTTGGTCTTTATAGGTTTTGCGCCAGAAATATCATAATTTATTTGTGGATAATGTTGAAAATATTCAGACATAGTTAATTTCTCCTATTAAAATCCTTGATCTACTTTTTCTCTATACATTATATCTACTTCCATAAACGAAAGTTTCATTGCTATAGTTACTGGATATTGTGTTCCTTCAAAAAATAAAGGTACATTTTCTGTATCAAAATTTAAGTCACATTGAGTTAATACAGATTTTCCTATATTAAACATGGGATTCTCTGACCCAGTAGGTAAAGGGTTTCCACCAATATAAAACGTAATTTCAAAAGTATCAGGATATCCAAATAACATTGAAGGTGCAGTTGCACTATCTCCACCCGCATGAGAAGGTAACATAGCCTTTTTAAATGAATTAGCAATTTTTAAACAAGTTTTAGATTCATCTTCATTTTGTGGTAACATTTTAAAATCGAATTCAAATGTTCTCATATCAGTAGGACCTTTAAATGCGGCAACTGTAAAAGGATTAAGTACTGCACCAGTAGCTCGTTCCATTATAGTTTTAGTACCCTCTTGAATAACATTAGCTTTTTCTGCCATTTTAAGTGTAGCAACTTTTC